TACCAAAGGTTTCATTTTCAAGTTTAAAGTCTGATTCCTTTGTAGCCATATTCTGTACAAAATCACCTGTAGAGAAATCTGAATTTCTATCTATAAAATTAGTGGTAGTTAACCCTTGAATCGCATTAGTTTTAAATTCAGTAGAATCAAAAGTGTTTCTATTTGGTGTAAAACCTGTGGCTTTATCCTCACCAAAATACTCACCTTGTTTCGTACCTACCTTTTCGTAGTTAAAACTCGATATATCTGTTAACATTTCTATTAATGGCATTACTATTCCTTAGTTAAATTCTCTACTTTTGTACCAGTCTGTTGGTTTGCCTGAATTATCTGATTTAATAATTTTAAAGATTCCTCTTGATACTTTTTCATATTCTCGGAATCCAATCCTTGTATTTCTAACATTCTTCTAAATGTACCATCGACAACTTCATCTTGCATATTTGCTTGTGTCTGTTTTAATTCTTGTCCATCCAACATCTCTTGTTTAGATGCGGCTTCTGCTGCAACTTGAGCTTCTGCACCTTTCTGTGCCATATCGGATAAGTCTGAAGATGTGTCTGCACTTGCATTACTTACATCTTTTGCAATTAGAGCTGCATCCAATGCAACTGAAGCTGCAGTTCCGATTCCAGGTATGACTGATGCCGCTCCACTTGCGACTTCCATCAGAGCACCTGATATATCACCTTTCATTAATCGTGAAGCACCAAATGCTAAACCACCAAGAGCTCCAAGTATAGGAATCTTTTTAAGTGCTGATTTTCCAAGTCCCTTAGCAGTAGATTTCATTGCAGTCTTTTTAGCTGCAGATTTAGCAGCTTTCTCTTTCAACTCTTTACCTAATTTAGTCCTACCATCTACCTTACCAGCCTTAGTTAGTTTAGGTTTTGCACCTTTACCTTTACCACCAGGAATTACACCACGCATTCCTCCACCACCCATAAAGGCTCTAGCTGCTTGAATTGCAGTATTTGCAATAACTGCAACAGTTAATGCACCAATTGCAATTGTTAATAATTTTTCTGCACTTAACATCTCGTCCATCACGAGTTTTGAAGCATCCATTGAAGATTTTAATTGTTCCTCTGTAGACTTATCAGGTGCCTTGAGTTTCATCTCACCACCCTTAGCCATCTTGGATAACTCATCTACACTAACACCTATTGAATCTGCTAATGCTTTTCTCTGTAGGACATTTAGTTTTTCAAACTCTGCCTGTCCACCGACTTGTTTCATAACATCAGCGGCTGCCCCAGCAATATCTCCACTAAGTGCAAGTTCTCTTGCCTTATTGAAGTTTAATTGTTTTCCTATCATTAAGGAAGCTTGCATCTCCTGTTCAATAGAAGATTCAAAATCTAATAATGATTCGGCTATCTTAGCAGTAGTACCTAAGTTCAATCCAAGTTTTCTTGCCTGAATTGCAGCTTTTGCTATATTAGCTCCACCATCTTTTCCAAATTCTGCAAATGTCTCGGTGTTCTCAGCAATGTCTGCCATAATTTCACCAGGTGCCACATCATTTGCCATAGCTAATTGTGCGGTAAACTGAATCTGATTAAGAGCTGCTTCTTCTGACATCCCACTAACATCCATCAATGACTTTGTTAGTACTGCTGAATTTTCAGCGGATATACCCAATCCCTTTTCCATAATTCCTAACTGACTAATAAGATTAGGTGTAACGGCATTTAAATCACCAAATGATGTTTGAATATTACCAGCTACTGCTGTTGTATCAATACCGATTGCTTTCATTTTAGCGGCAGTTCCGATTAGTTCGGCACCCATATCTTTAGAAGTTTCTCTAGCTATACCTAAACCTTGTTGAAACTCTTTTCTTGCATCATTAACTGCGGTAAAAGCCTTGACTAATGCCATAGCACCAGCCGCAACTAATAACATCGGATTTGCCTTTATTGCCTCTAAGAATCCTAATGCAGCTGCTCGTGATGTTTCCATAATATCCAATACACCCATAGAAGCCTCTTCCAACCTATTTGTCATATTAACCTGTTCTTTTATTATATCGGTAACTCTACCAGCCTCTTTAACCGCCATTTTAGTAGCTTCTAATTCGTCATATGCAGCTTCTGCTAATTCTCTTCTTTCTTTATTTGAACTCTGTAATTCCTCTGATAAATTTCTTTGAGCTTCTAATATCTCTTCTTCTGTGGCTTTAGCATCATATGCAACTGCGGTTGCCTGATCCTTTATCCCTAAAATTTCCTTTTCTATTTTTGTTATGGTGTTTAGTGCATTTGACTGGTCGATTAAACCACGATTTTGCATTCTATTTACAGAACCGATACGATTTAATGTATTCTCTCTACTTATTAAAGTAGTACCTAATTTTTTAGACCTGTCAAATAATCTATCAGTATCCGCAATCTCTTGTTTGGTTAATTCATTACCCTCAGCAATGACATCATTTCTCGCCTCAATTTCTCTCTTAGATTTTGTTAAATTACGAAATTCCTTTTTTCTCTGGTCTACACCGCTAGCAATCGCTTTATTAATTTCATCTTCAAGCGCTTTTATCTTCTTGAGATTGTTTATTAATTCTTTTTGATTAGTTTTTGCTAAAGAACCTTCTCGGACATTCCGAGATTGTCCCATTCCTGATAAGTCTTCTGCCATTTATCTTTCTCGGTTAGTGTTTAGTAACCTAATTTGTCGTATCTTTTATGTATATCGGCTACTACTTTTGCGTATCTTTTACCCACCTCTATGGTTTGTCTGTCTGGGTTTTGTAGGATTTTCTCTATCTTCTTATCAAGGCCTCTTTTGAATGATTGTTTGATACCTCTTCTAAGTTTATCGAGAAGACCTTCGTTTATGGTTTTCTTGGCCATTTTTAACTCCTGATAATATTAAATCGATTTAAATAGTGTATAACTACTCATTAATAAATATCATAAAGCGTTATTTTCTACGAATTCTCGGGTCTGTATTTTTAGATTGTGACTTTTTGACTTGCTCATTTTCTTCCTTTCTAACTTTTACTAAGTGTCTAAGGTAGAATCTTCTGAGATAAGTAGGCATAGTGTACACTTCAGAATGAGTAAACCCATCACTGTAGTGACATAAATTGAAAATTTCTTCGTGTATTAGTTTCTTATCTGTCGGATTCAGGCCAAAAAAATCGTACCCCCATCGGAACATTTACCGTGTGGGGCTCTCCTATCTGGCTTGTATACTGATATTCAAACTCAATGTCTGGTGATAAACTATCTACATAATCACGAAAGGCTCTTGTGTCAAGTGCTAAGAATTGATTATCAACAAATGCATTTATTTTAGATTGTTCAGTTTCACCATCTACTGAAATGATTTGTTTCTTTAATCTTGTAGTCAATGTATTATCAACACCTGTAGCCTGAGAAAGTTTCTTATATGCAAGAACTTCTGCATCAATTTCTTTCTCATCCTTATGTGTTAATAATTTAAACTCAATAACTTTTTTAGATGTAGGTAGAGTGAATTCAAATTTGTTTCCATCTTCAAATTTCTTATAGTCTATTTTCTTGTGTTCAAGTGTAGTTAAATCTATAACTTCCTCTACATCCAATGTGGTATCAGGATCCTTAATAGTAACTTGGTAGTCTTTACCATAACCCAAAACTCTCGTACCTACCATTAGTGCGTTTTTATCACCAATAAGTAAATCGTCTAATTTAATCTTCGGGTCTGCAATAACACTTTCAAGTAATCTATCAATCACCAATCCTTTTTCTATTAAGTTTGTGGATGTCAAGATGTCTTCTTCTTTTGCAGTCATATATTTTACATCGATTGTTCCTGAGCGTAATGGACTATCCTCTGGATAAAGTAAACCCTTTGATGGAAGTGCCAAAACCTCTGTTGGAAAATCGTACTGATTTCCAGCCATATTTATTTCTCCTATGAAATGTGTTTATAACTTTTTATACTTATAACTATTAATTTAATTTGTCAAAATCAAATTTATTTTTTACCAAATTTTTCTGCTGCTGTTACACCAAGTCCTACAACTGAGATGTACATAAAACAATCTAATATTTTATCTTTCACCTCGAAACTTGAAAATGTATCTGCTCCCCAACTTAGAATTAACATTGCGAATGCAGCGAAACCGACAAATCTCTTACTTGAAATTTTTGCATCACTTGAGAGCATTTCTCTGAAAAAGTTCATAATATTTTCCTTATAGTTATTAGAACGATAGTACTGCGTAATCGTAACGAAGTGTTAACGATATGTCAGCGACATCTGTTCCATTAGCAAAATCTAAATCGTTGAAGTTTGCAGTCTGTATGAAAGCACCTTTCAATACCCACTCTTCAACTTTATCACCAACTGGACCTAAAAGATTAAATTTAATCTCTTTCTTGTAGAAATCTGAATATCCATCACGACCTGTTACTGACTCGTGGTGTAATCTTACCCACTCCATAACTGCCTGTGCTCCACTTGGAACGATTGGATCATATAGAGTTATTTCCAATGGCTCCCAAGTACCTTTACCTTTAATGTATCTTTTTACATTAATATGGTTAAGTTCTACTTCTTCAAAAGTAATTTGTGGACGATTCATTGTCTTTACAAAGTATGAAGGTATTCCGTCAATATACATTACGAAACGATTCTTCGTTTTTGGTTCAAACGGTGTAAAAAAGATTTCGTCTGCTGATAGTATGTCGGCCATTTTGTTCTCCTATAAATTTATTTGCCGTTATTTTTTCTTCGATAATAAATATCAAGAATAGAAAAAAAATGAATCTACACACACTACATTTAGATATCATTATTCGAAGTTTTTTAGAAGTTTTTTATAAAAAGAAAAACCCCAACCGAAATTGGGGCTTTTCATTATAGATCAGTCTCTGTTATAAGTCAAACTTATTCAGGGAATGCTGCTCCTGTTGGTTGAACAATAAAGTCAAGTACAATGAACTCTGCAGTTCTTGTAGGTTGAATAAATATTTGTCCTACCAATTGGTTTCTATCAACAACATCTGGTGTGTTATTGGAATCATCCATAACAACTTTAAATGCTGATAATCCACTATTAGCTTGAACTGATTCTAAGAATGGATTTACTATTCCTAAGAATCTGTTTCTTGTAGCTGCTGTGTTTTGTTCGAATACCAAGAATCTTGAAGAAGAAGCAATAAACTTACGAAGTCTAATTAATAATCTTCTTACATTGATTCTATCAAGTGCAGATGGTTTCCCTTGTAATGTTTTCTGTCCAAACACTACTACACCTTGACCTGGGAATGAAGCTATTGGGTTAACACGACCTTCATACAAGTCATCTCTTTCCGTATGAGTTAGTCTTGTTTTTGCCTCTAACACACTTCCTAATCCACCTCGATTTAAACCTGCTGGTGCAAACCATTCGTGAGCTACCTGGTCGGTGAAACTAATCACACCTGGCAACACAACTGATGGCGGAACCCAAGTTGGTTTATTGTTCGAAGTATCGATTATTTTGACCCAAGGATAGTAAACTGCTGCATAATTAGTATCAAGAGCTTTAATATCTGATACAGCGTTAGTTACACTTCTACCCCATCTTGAACCATCCATTACATAGAAAGCGTCTGCACGAGACTCAACTTTACTAATTCCGTGTTTGGTTACTGATGGATGATATTCGTGTATAATACCAGGTGTTACCAACATATTAATGTCGAATTCATCTGGATTACTTACTGCATTAATTGCTCTTTCATATGCCTTTGAACCACTTTTTGCTGCTCCACTACAATCAAACCCTTGTGTGTTTGTTGCAGAAATGTTAGTACCAGTAGCTTTTAATACTGATGGATCATCTCCATCGAAACCACCTTGAAATGGTACAACAAATTTTCTCTGAGCTTTTGCAGAAAGTGCAAGAGTGATTTTCTCACTAGCATTTGAGAAAGTATCTGCTCCAATGTTACCAGCATCTGCATGTCCATTCATTAATTCTAATGAAAAGTATGTGTTGTTACCAACACCAGCACTTGCAGGTAATGGTGCAAGATATTGTTTACTATCTTCATTTGCGAAGTCAAAACCATAATAGACATTCTGGTCAAATACACCATTTGCGTTATTCTGAGCGGTGACTTTCACTGCTGCTGGAACTGCTGTAGTTCCAAGAACAGGATTAGTCGGTGCTGCATATCCGTGTGGTAATATTGCCTCATCTATTCCCTCAAGATTTGTTTCCCAATCACTCATATAAATGTGTACAGATTGATTTGGCCAATCACCATTGTAGGTTAATTTACCATTTGCATCAATTGATACATATCTATCACCAATTTGTCTTGGTGCGAATTGTTTGGAATCTGGATCAAAGTTAAGGTTTGGAAATTCTTCTAATACCTCACCATCATTATTTTGTCCTGGATTATTTCTCAATACTCTTAGAGTAAATGAACCATAATCAGAACCTGGTACATTACCAGCTGCGGTTAAATCTGCAATTGCAAGTTTAAAGTCACTATTAACTTTATTACCGTGTGAACGAGTATTAAGTTTAAATAGGTTCTTTCTACTTCCACCTACAGTTTGTCCGATTAAATATGGTGTGGTTGCTACACGGTAGTCGTGTTTAAAGTTCTCACCTGCTGTTGCACTTGCACTAACAATTCTGATAGTGTTAGCCGCAGCATATCCGTTACTGGATTGTGAGTATTTAAAATTCTTATAAACATAAGCACCCGTGTTAGTGGTTTGAGCGTCTGTTCCGTAAACTTTAGTGATGTAATTGTCTGAACCAGTATCAAATGAAACGGTAACTGCACTTGCAGCTCCCAATGTCAACTCGGTTGCAGCCCAATCTGCACTAACATCGATAGAAGCACTTGTTGGCCCACCAAAATCAAATGATGAGTTACTTCTTGATGGTTTCAATACCGCTAATGTTTGGTATGAACCATCAGATTTAGATACTTCTAATCTAACAGAACTTGACTGATAACCACCTAATCCCAATACACGAACAATAGTTACTGTCGGTGCATTTTTGATGTATTCCTGTACGGTAGCGGGTACATAGAATCGACTATCAACATCTCCGAAGATATTTTGGAACTCAGAAAAACTTGAAATCTGAGTAGGTGTGAATGCTGGCCCTTTTTGTGTTGGCCCAATAATTGCTGCACCTATTTCTGCAATACCTTGTGGAAGAAATGATAAGTCTTTTTCTCTTGTAAACACTCCAGGACTTACGATTCTTTCAGCCATTTTATTCTCCTAATAAGGTTATAAATTATGATATATCGGAACGATATACTTCGATTAATAAATATCACGCAGAATTCCCAAAATGGATCTGCGAGATAAATTTTTTAACTATTAGGAATCAGATTCGGTAGCTGGTACTTCAACAGGTGTGAATACTCCTGTTTGTGGATCCAGATTACCTGGCCCGTACTTTTCATTTAAAGATTTCACAATTTCTTGTTCAGTTTTTTGTGTCTCTGCATAACGAGTTTCCAATTGAACTTCCGCTTCTTCCAAAGAATCAAGTTGCTGTGTTAACAGAACCTTTCTTACTTTGATAGCACCAAAATCATTTTGAACAGCTGCGTATGTTTCACGCAAATCACTCAATGATTTTAGTTCGTCTTCTGTGAATTTAATCTCTTTAGCCATAATATAACTCCTTTATAATGTTATAACTTTTAAATTAACTATATATAAATATAAACTTATTTATTCAAACAATCACATTTTTTTTCAATGTGTTCAACTTTGTCTTTCAATTCCTTAATAGATTCAATTAATAAAGGTACAATTTTTTCATAATCAACTGCAAGATACCCATTGTCTCTTTCCTTAACAACTTCTGGTAATACTTCTTGAATTTCTTGTGCAATCACACCAACATCGTGACCTGTACGAGAGTGTTGAGTTTCTTTTTCTTCCTCTGTTAACTCTTTCCAATCAAATTCATATCCACCAATCTTACCAATCTTATCTAATGGATTTCCTATAGGAATAATATTTTCTTTCCATCTTCTATCTGAAGAACTAAATGCGATAATATCACCTGCTGCATCTAATTGTCCACTTGTACTTGTTGCAGCCATTCCAACACCAATACTATCTGCTCTGAAATCATTAAATTGTACATCTGAACTTGTGGTTAATCCTTGATTTATTGCCTTAACTGCTGCTAAGTTAGTTAATTCACTATCCATCAACGCACCTGCACTTGTAACATTTGAAGTGTCTGTTACATCTGCATTACTTTCAACCGAGTCAAGTTTTGTTTCTTGAGCATCAGTCATAAATCTTCTGTTTGAAGCATCTGTCATATTTGCTGTACCGAATGTTGGTGATGCTCCACTAATTACTGATTGATCTAATGCTTTAACATCTGAGATACTTGCAAGTTCACTATCCATCAATGCTCCAGCTGCTGCTACATTAGTAGCATCTGTTACATCTGCACTTGCCTCTATTCCATCCAACTTACTATGGTCGGCGTCTGTAAAGTTATTATCAGTTTGAGATGCTACTGTGAATGTTAAGTCATAAGGATCACCATCCGTACCATTACTTGTATCTGTCCAATTGATATCAATACCACCACCCTCAACAAACTTAACTTCTTTTCCGTGTGAGATAGTAACTTCAGTTCCATCCCCATCTTCTAATTGGAAAGTAGTTAATTGATTTGTATTGGTTGTAGTTACTGAACCACCAAGTGATACCGAACTACCATCAATTGTTATTGCACTATTTGCAAGTTTTGCATTTGCAATTGAACCAGCAAGTTTATCATTTGAGATTGAACCAGCCAACTGAGCATTTGTGATTGTACCACTTAAATTACTTGTTAAATATCCTGTTGCATCTTGTAAGTCAAATGCTGGTGTTGCATCCGAACCACCTAAATCTAATGATACACCACCAAAACTAACACTATCATTTGCAAGTTTTGAATTTGCAATTGAACCCGCTAATTGAGAGTTTGTAATCGTA